AGCAATTCCGCACGTCTACAATGACGCAGGCCTGACCGACCAATTCAACACCGACACCGACACCCTTTCATTGCAGGCGCTGAACGGAGACAGCGCGGACGGGGTGTTTTATGTGGGTAGTTCCGATCCGACGATCAAGATTCAGGATGCGGCAGCCCCGGGGGTTGGCGACGTCACGTTATCGATAGCGGATTCCGATGGCGCGAGTGGCGTGGCGGCCGGCGATATCGTGCTGGCAAAAACCGCAGCCGCTCTCGACACCAACACGCCCGGCGCCCCTCTGGCTCTTGCCGCAGAGATTCTCGGCGGGGCCGGCAACGCAATAGAGGTGCATTACCGCTGGAGCAATACCACGGGTGACGCCGTTTACACCGATATCAGCCTGGTGCTGTCAGAGCGGATTGCGGTACCTGTCTGATGGGGCTGACGATACAGCAGCAGATCAAGCGGCTCGCTGATCCGCCCAGGGGCAAAGGGCGGGCCGGGGAGATACCCGACAGAGATGCAATTCCCGCCGCCAAGTCGGAAGCTGTTCCTGATACCGAGGCGATCAGCAACGGAACAGGCATAGCATCACCTCTGACAGAACAGGCTTACAGTGGCTCAGCCTATTACCAGCTGGTCAGTAGTGACGGGTTATTTGTCCTGGAGTTTCCAGTGCAAACCCGGTATCTCGACGCCGATAGCAAAGAGTTGATTGTTGACCACACGGCGCCATGAACAAGCTACGCCCTTTTTCAGAGATAGGGATGCCGTGGCATGGCCTGGCCGTCAACGGAATATTGACGACGCCGGCCGGAACGGTTGCCACACACAACGATTTTGGAGCAAGCGGACAAACGCTGGTGTTTCGTAACCCGGGCGCGCCGGGAGTCAACAGAAACACTGCGGAAGCGGCCCTGGATGCCGCTTTGGGACGGGAGTGGCGAGATTACGTGTTGCTGACGGGGGAAACGCGGCACGTTAATGGGAGCGATAGCTGGGAGCTGGGGCGGCTTGCCTGGCTGTATGCTGACACAAACGGCCGATGTTGGCGCATGACAGCCGACATTGTAAAAAGCGGCGCGCAGATGGACGTCGAGATTTGGCGACGAGAACTTTTCGGGCATTTTGGGCGCGACTATTCCGGGATTGTGGACGAAAGACTTTCCGTCTTGACGTGGACTCCGACAATCCCGAGCTGGTACACCGGTACGTTCACTGCTGCCAATTACGTCGCTGCAGCAAACCTCATTGCACTGCCCAACGCAGACGGCAGCGACATCGTTATCAACGTGATCGGCAGCGGAATCGAGAACGGAAAATGGTTTGACGAGGAGTTTCCAGAATCAGCCACGTCAGGCGGATCGCTGATTGGCGTTTTACGTGTGACTATCTCCGGGGCTGGCGATAAGGAAGGCACGGGAAATGGCATTTCAGCGAGCCTCACTGAAGAAGGCACGCACGCGTCATTGATAACGGCCAGCTCATTCGTGGACCTGAATCCTCATGGCTCGCCATATACCTGGGACTATGCCCAAGCCGGGCCAGACGCACCGACCTCGCCGCCAACGGCCCAACAGGCCGACGCCCAGGCGATTATTGAATGGCCCGTTCCTATTGTTGTGACAAACATTCAGGGGGCCGGGATAGAGTATGCCAACGAGATCCGGCGGTCATCGACGGGAATTTGCTTGCGCACGCACAGCGGGGATGTGACCAAATCGTTCAATTTCGTGGCGTACCGTCGCAATATAGGCACTACGCCTGTCGGCTCTAGGACGCAATACAAGCGATATCAGGCGCGGTGGTCAGACGATCAGCCCCCTGCCCCGTATTGGTTTGATCTGCTGGATGGATACGACACAGGAAATTTCTACTGGGAAACGCAGAATCATGATTATGACGAGCGCGAAGAAACTTATTCCTTTGCTGGCGTAAGCGAAGGATATCACTTTGTCGAGTCGTCATACGAAGATTCGATCTTGTATGAATTCCCAAACGATGGGGGAGGTGGCATCCAGAATGACGCCAGCTACACGTACACCTGCAACGGGGAAATTTATTCTCAGCCTCTCAACTTGTACCCCACCGCATTTGCGGTAATTGCTGGTCCTACGCTGATCTCTTTGAGGAGCGATTTTTTACTTCCAGATGCGGCCAACAGGAAATACACCTCAAGATGGATCGGGATTGCCGAGGCGGGGGTTTCTCAAGTCGACCTTGTGCAAGGGACATGGGCCAATGCTGGCGACCCGACCGGCTTTTACAACGGTCTTGAATATCGCCGGGTTTCATTCCAGCCAGTCATCGGGCAGTTTGTAGGCGGGATGGACAACCTGACCCGCTACCAATACATCTGAGTAGCGGCCGAAGGCTGCGGGCTGGATGCCACTACCGGAAGCGCGGCGAAGATCGCCTGATCAGTAGCCCGATCGAATTTGCTGTATCTCGCTGTTGATGCCATCGATCTCCCGGTCGATTGCGAAGCCCTGGCCGAGAGTGGCGCCGCGGGCCTCTTTCTGCAGTTCACGCTTGCGCCGCTCCAGGTTACGGATCCGGTTTCGCTCAGATGGCGACACGTGCTTTCGCACGTCACGCGCGTAGGCTCGATCTCGTCGGGCAGTGCTGTAGGCGTCCCGCTCATACGCGCGCTCGAGCATCGCCTTTTCGCCTGGCCGGAGTCCTGCCGGCGCTGTATCGACGTGCATTCGCTCCGATGAGCCACCGCATGGAATCTGCGAGTAAACCGTGCGTCCGTCCTCTTGGCATTTGTAGATGTTGCCGGCCAACGCACTGGTGCTGACAATCGTGAGGGACAGGGCGAGGAAAATTGCGCGCATAGCTGACTCCTTTTGCAGTGTGCCGAGCGGCATTCATGTGAACACGCTGCGACGGAACAGTGTCTGACCCAGCGCAATGGCCGCTTACGTTACCCCTAATCAGCGATTTCGCGCCATACTAATCAGTAGGTTACGACGCGCTCGCGCGTTCACGAATAGGGGGCGTGAGGTGATCACATTGTTGATCCAGCGGTGAAAAACGCGACAGAAGCGCCTCGCTACGAACCAGGCGGTCGGAGGTTCGAATCCTTCCATGCGCGCCATTTTTCAATAGGTTAGCGGCCCAGACTCAGAGGCCGCCCCCTATATCTGCTGATCCCCCTTGCGCAATTGAGATTGCATCCTGTTTATCCAGGATTCCCCTGGCAATTCTGATCAGGGTTTCGTCACCGAAATTGCTCAGCGCAATGTTCACCGCAATGCAGACGAGCCGGCAGTTTTCGAATGTGTAGCCGGCGCTGCAATCGATCCTGTCGATACTGGGGGCGAATGGCCGTTTGTTGCCGACGACGGTCTTGTGGTCCCACTCAATCCCGGAAAGCTCGCACTTTCCGCTGGCCCTGTTGGCCATTGCGAATACATCGTACTTGTCGATGCGGTGATCGATGCGTCGCTCTGCTGCTCCCGTAGCGGAAGCGGCAGTTCTTCGGTAGCAGTTCGTTTTCTGGATTCCGCTTTCTAGGCATCCTTTTTCGTCCTCGACATCGGCTTCACCTTCTCGCCTTTCAGGCGGTAGACCGTCTTCGTGATCTGCTCGCTGGTGTGGCCTGCGCGCTTGCGCGCGGCCTCGAGGTCGATGTCGTCGGTGATCGATTTCTTGCGCAGGTCACGCTCCTGAAATCGCTCGGTCAGCTTGGTCTTGTCGATGGCATTACGCATCCAGCGTGCCCACAGGGAGTCGAAGCCATTGGCCCTGCCAGTAGTCTCGTCGAGGTAGCACTTGCCGCTGCGGGTCGCAAACAACCAGACGCTTCCGACCTTCCGCGGTACGGCCTTGGCGGCGTCGACGGCCGCCTGCAGATCTGGCGTGACCTCGAAGCGCAGGCGCATGCCGCTCGACCTGGCGGTCTTGCTGGGCGTGACGACGAGCTCCCCGTCCTCAATGCAGTCTCTGCGCAGCAGCAGGATGTCTTTTCGGCGCAGGCCGGTCAGTAGCTTGAATTCGACGTAGGCCAGCAGGATCGGCGGGGCAACGGTCAGGGCCTCGACCAACTCCCAGTCCTCAATGTAGCGGTCGCGCGGCCTGGGCTTCTCGACACGCACCTGGCCAAGTAGGGGGTGAGCGCGAACCAGCCCCCATTGCACCGCCATCGTGTAGACGTGGCGCAGAACTTCCCAGTCGCGCCTGGCCGACGTCACGCCGTGCTTTTTGCTGACCAGGTCGACGTACTTGTAGACGTGGTGGGGCTCGATCGCCGCGATCGGCATGGCGCCGAACACCTTGCGCAGCCGGCTGATGCTGATGCGGTTGGATTCCTGGGTCTTCCAGGTTTTGCCCGGCACCACCTGCAGGTTGTACTGCTCGAGCAGCTCAGCGATCGTGCGCGCATCGCGCTGCAGCTCCAGGCGCTCGGCCCATACCCGGTAGGCTTCTGGCAGTGTCGCACCGAGGCGGAACTCGGTCTTGTTGTCCCACAGGTGACGCAATGACTTCGGCACCTGGTAGTAATAGGCGCCATAGCGTTGCCGCCAGCCAGTCGGCAGGCCCTTGTGCTCGGGTTTGCGTTGACGTGGGGGCATCAGATAGCCTCGAAGTCGGGCGAGGCCTGCCGCTCCCTGTGGCTGACCTCGAGGTCGGACTCTATCACCATCGGCCTACCGTCCGGCCGCACATAGTGGCGGATGCGCATCTGGCGAAGGGCCTCGCGCTGCTTCGCTGGGCGTTTAAAGCCGGTCAGGGTCTGGACTTGGTCAGGGGTCAGGAACATCAGGCCACGGCCTCCAGTGGGCTGGCGATTGCCGTGGCGGCGTTCTTTGCGACGTGGGTGTATATCTCCGTCGTTCGGACGTCGGAATGGCCGAGCAGATCCTGGATGGTGCGCAGGCTGGTGCCACGCTCGAGCAGGTGCGTAGCGAAGCTGTGGCGCAGGGTGTGAGCGCCGACACGCTTGCTGATGCCTGCAGACCTCGCCGCGTTTCTGATCGCCTTCGATACCGCTGAGTCGTGCAGGTGGTGCCGACGCAGTACGCCAGTGCGTGGACATGCTCCGATCCGGCTGGCCTGGAAGATGAATTGCCAGCGAAAATCTTTGACGCTCTTGCCAAACTTGCGTTCCAGCGCGTGCGGCATGTAGACCTCGCCAAAGCCGTCAGCCAGATCCCGGCGATGGGTTCGCCTGGCGTTCTCGATCTGCTGGCGTAGGGGTTGGATCAGGGGCGCCGGCAGCATCACAGCGCGGTCCTTGTTGCCCTTGCCGTTGCGGACCATGATCTGGTGCCGTTCAAAGTCGATATCCTGCACGCGCAGGGACAGCGCTTCAGACAGGCGCAGACCTGAGCCATACAGCAGGCTGCAAATTAGCCACGATTGGCCGGTCATGTGACGCAGCAGCTGCTGTACCTCGTCAACTGACAGCACCGTCGGCAGTCGCCGCGGCTTTCTCGCACGGGTGAATGCGCCGATATCGCCGACATCGATCTGTTTGACCTCGCGGTAGAAAAACACCAGTGCGTTGAGCGCCTGCTTCTGCGTGCTCTGCGAGACGCGCGAACGGTTGGCCAGGTCGGTCAGGAATGCGCGCAGCTTCTCGCTGCTCGATCCGTCAGGGTGCGACACTATCCATCGGCAGTATCGAGCCACCCAGTGCGCATAGGCTTTTTCCGTGCGGATGGACATCTGTTTGAATGCCATCACGCGCCGGAGTTCGGTCAGTGCCGCGTCGATTCTCGGGTCAGTGCTCATGCGTGGATATTTGCCCGCAGGCCTATGAATATCTGTTATGGCGCTAGGCGCTTGTAGGGATTCTCACCACCTTTACCAACAGGTCGAATAAACCTACCTCTAGGGCGCATCGCGTTGGTATCTCCGATCCGCTCCATTTGCCTCATCGCCCCACACTCATAGCACCACTCAATGTATCCTCCTGCTACAAGCCATGTTTTCCTATGTCTGCATCTTTCAGTCATCTTTAAACTCCGCGCCATAACAAGGCGCTCAAGCCCCTCGCTTTGCTCGGTCGGACCCGCTACCCCTGTGCATTTATCGCTTCCCGTCATGCTTCAACCCCTGTGTATTTGCTCGAACCCCTGTGTATTTCACGCGGGCCACTTACCTTGGCGTTAGTTTCCTTTCAGCCTTCGTGCGTTCTTCCGGGCCACGTAGGCCCGGATCGCTTTGAAGTCGTCCGGGTGCGCGTACAGGCTGCGGATTTCTTTCAACCCCTCCGCAGCCCTGCGTGCTTTCAGCTCATCTTGGCGCTGCTTAACTGTTTTTGCTGGCATCGCGATACACTCTGCTTTTCCGTGAGTAATACAGTGCATCACTCCAATTGTCGAAGCCACGTACGCCGCAGCCTGGGTCAACCCGATAACACCAGTTATCTGATAGTGTCACGATGATTCCGTTATCTATTCCACGTTCATCATCGACCGCGAAAACATGCGGCATTTTTTCTAGTTGCTGTTTCACGCTTGGCATTTTTCTATCCTCAATCGTTAGTCGTAACTTAATTATAGCCGTTAGTCGTAACGTGTCAAGGGGAAACTAACAATAATTTCCAGCAGACGCCGCAAGCGGCGCGGCTGAAATAGCCGTTATGCGCCATCAAGTCCTGCAGACTTCATGCGCTGTATTTTCGGGTAAATCGTCCGATACAGACTGTCGGTAATGTCTTCGTGATGCAGTAGGCGGGCCAGTTCAGCAGCCTCGTGAATCAGCACGCTTTCCAGGCGGCGGATTTCGTCGCGTAGCTGATCCCGCTCGCGCAGCAAGTCCCGACACGTGCTCTCCAATTTATCTCGCGTCTCGCAGATGCAGGCAGGGTTGATCAGAAAGCTCATGGCGCTTTCCTCGTATCCGGCAACGACTTCGGCGCCTCGGCCGCCGGCATGAAATCGGTCGCGGTCTGCCGGCCGGTGGCCTTCAGAAAATCGACCTCGACCTTGGCCGTATTGATGATCGTCTGAGATACCTCGGCGATCGCCTTGGCGCGGTCGAGCTCCATCGGGTTTCCCTCGTCCTGCAGGGCCTCGAGGGTGGCGAACAGGTGATTGCGTAGATCGTCGATTTTGTTTTTCATCGCTTCATTCTTTTGTTGATCTGCCGGGTGACGGCGCCCTTGAGTTGCACCACCTCGGCCAGCTCTTTCGGCAGGCGGTGCACGGTGTTCTGCTTCATCAGGTCGCGCCGGCTGACGAGCGCCAGGTTCTCAATCCGGCAGTCCTGCTTGTCGCCGTTCAGGAACTGGATCGCGTGTCCTTTCGGCACCGGGCCGCGGTGTTCTTCCCAGACCAGGCGGTGCACCATCTGCCAGCGGTGATGCAGCGGCATGTCGTCGTTGACCTTGCGCTGCAGGTAGCCATCCTTGGTGACGCGCTCGGTGCCGATCGGCTGGTACAGCGCCCTGGCCTTGCCTCCTAAGTGTCCGGGCTTGAACCGGGTCTCGACGGATCGACCGCCCGCAGTCCATCCTTTTTTGCCGGCATTGTGCGGACGGTGGCCAGGCTTGAACCGGCAGGCCTGGCCGACGTTGTTGCCACGTTTCAGCCGGCATGCGGCCGGACTGTCAAGATATGCTTGACTCTTGCGCAGGCCGAGCGCCCCTGCCTTGTTGTAGACCTGCGCGACAGTGCGGCCCAGGCGCTCGGCCAGGTCGGCTGTCGGCGTGTCCGGGTAGTCGCGCAGCAGGTGCTGCAGCTCGGCCGGTGTCCAGGGGCGGCGATTTGGCATCAGTCCGTACCCCTCGGCCACATAACGCCATTGCGCAGCTCGACTTCGATCAACTTGTCGAGGTAGTGCCGCGCCTTGCGCAGGTCCTCGAGGCCGTTCTTCTGGGTGCAGCGGGCGACGTACTTGATGACGTTGCCGCGCAGGAAACCGGCGAACTCTTCGTCCGTCATCCAGGCTTCCATCGCGGCCCACGGCTGCACGTCCAGCTTCTGGTAGTGGTCGCCGCCGACCTGGTGTTCGTCGGGATGTGTTGCCATCACAGCATCTCCAGTTGCGCCGGGATCCGCTTGCCAGGATTGCGCCTGAGGATCAGCATCAAGCCGCCTCGCGCAACGCCACGTCACGAGCCGACCGGATGCGCTCAATCAGCGCGTCACAGATCCGCGGAAAGTCGCTCTCGCGGTACAGTGCGGCACGTCCGTGGCGCTCCGCCGGTGGGATACCCAGGTCCTCGATGAGCGCGATGGATACGGTGAAGCCCAGCCTGGCGCTGATGTCGAGCAGTCGCAGCGTGGGCTCTTCATCAGGTTCCCGCTGAGTGGTGGTTACTGGTGTCGGCGGTGCCGGTGGCGCCGCGGTGCTATCGTCTTCCGCGCGTTCTGTCGGCGCATGGATGCCGGCCTCGGCTCGCGCGGCTTCCTCCGCGCGGATGCGCTCGCGCTCATCTTCGTCGCGCGCCCGCTGCGCCGCCTCGGCCTCGGCGATCCGCGCCTTCACGACGGCATCGAAGTCGTCACGGTGCTTGTAGACCAGGTCACCGAGATCGGGAAAAAGCCTGGCGTGCTCACTGCCGCCGGCCTCGTCGAAATGCTTCAGGTTGCCCTGTGCACGGGTGACCGACTCGTTCAACGCAACCTTGTGGTCGGCCAGGATCTGCATGGCGGCATCGCGCAGCGTCTGGATGGTGCGCTTGCCTTTCATGGCGGCGATAACCGCATCGCGAAAGTCTGCCGGCACGCCCGGGCCTTTCGCCCGGCTGTCCATGCCCTCAATGAGCGCGATGACGTGCTGCTCCAGCGCGCGTCGCGCGTCCTCGATGATCTCCCAGCGGATGGACTCTTTGCGCTTCTCGACCAGCTTGTTCAGTTCGAGGCGCTTGCTGCGCATCTCGGCTTTCAACGAGTCCACCGCGCGGAACAGCTCGTCGATCGATTGGGTCTGCGCCAGGGCACGGCTTTTCGCGGCCTCGATCTCCTTCTCGGCATCACCGAGAAATTTGACCATCTCAGCGGCGTCGGCAAAGTCCTGATCGGTTTGCAGGTCGGTGTTGATCGCGCGTATCCGCTCGGTGACGACCTGCTGGTAGGTGGCGAGGTTGGTGTCGCGCACGTCACCAGTAATCTCCAGAAGCAGTGCAGGCAGGGCATCGGGCATGGTCGCGACTGCCGGCTGTGCGGTCTCGACGTGCTGGTAGCCGGCCAGGTCCTCGGCAAACTGCTGCCAGCCGGCGATCAGCCGCTGGCGCAGCTCCGGGTCGGACTCGTACCAGCACCAGGCGCAACGATCGTCCGTGCCGTCGCTGACCATGAACAGCGCGTTGGTCGCGCCGGTCACCAGCATCTGCTGCTCGAGCTGCGGCCGGTACGCCTCCGGCACGCTGCCTGCCTGGACCGCTGCGGCCAGGTCGTCACGCCACAGCTTGTGCTCCCATGCGATGTCGCCGAGCAGCGTCAGGCCGTCGCACGACGCCAGTAGCGGCAGGCCGTCAACCTCGGCGGTGACGGTGGCCGGGTACAGCTCGTTGCCGATGATCTCCTCGGCCAGCACGCGGGCGCCGGCTTCGGCTACGTGGCCGCGATCGAACAGCGCCTGGGTGGCCGGGTCGATATCGCGCTCGGCGCCGGTCACCTTGGCGCGCAGCAGCTCGCCGCGCGTCTGGTACGGCGAGACACCCAGCATGGCCGGCGCCTCGGAGGCGGT